TGCTCGGCAAGCCAACGTCGTGCAGCTCGCTCCGAATTGATGTCTGAATGCATCGATTCGATAGAGCACCGGCTGAGCCACGAAGAAAACTCTTCACCCTTAGCTCGTGGGCTGACCATGTACGGCACGGCAACATAACCGCGAATTAGCTCCTCGGTCGTCGGCGTGTAGTCGTCACTCATGGGGTGCCTCCGGCGTGTCGGGACTGCTCAAACGAACGTCAAGCACTCGCACATTCGCCCACCCGCTACCTGTCATCAGATGCTTCGCCCGTCGCACTGCTTTTCGTCGCGTGGCAAAAGCACCCAAAAACACAACCCCAGAACGAACGTGGAATGGTCGAATTTCATCGGCGCTGGCGCTCCACACCACTTTGCCGCGCGACTCGTCACTCATCATCTGCTTCTTTCTCTTTCGCAAGCTTCGCCATTTCGGTCATTGCTTGCAGGGTCGCCCACAGGCTCAACACTTCCCCTTTGTCCGGATCGCCGTCAGTCATGCGACACCACCTTGTTGTTGGGGCAAGCAATCGTGCTGACACCCCACGGTGTAACGCAATGCCCGCACCGATGTTGTGCTGGTTCGCGTAGTTGTGTTGATGGTTGGTATGCGGTCGAGTAGCCGCCAGTCATGTAACGCATCTCAGAAAGGCAAATCGTCGTTAGAATCCCAGTTCGACTGTGCGCCCGTTTGCGGGGTTGCAACTGTCGAACGGGTGTCTGTGGCCGAGTGCGTTGAAACCGGCTGAGAATCGCTTACAGCGTCTGCCGTAGCCACCTCAACGCGTGAACCGTTGATTGACCGCTTCACCACATGCACCGTGTTGCCGTCACGCCCCACAAAATTGTCAACCTGATCGCCATGCAAACCCGACACTCTCACCACAGCACCCTCAGCAAGCCCATGCTCCGTGTCAAACCAACACGCCCACCGCGTTTCACCCTCACCCCCATCACGCTTCTTGAACTTCTCCGTAACCTCCGCACCCAACCCTTTGTAAAACGTGCGGGTGACGGTGCCCTTGATGTTTACGATTGCCATTATTTGCAGCCTTCCTAAGCCCAGACGGGCGGTTGAATGTTGAGTGTTTCGGTGAAAGTCATGCGGCCCACCGTGCTTCGGTCGGCGCGAACCCTGCCGCGATCAGTTGTGCGTCGTACACGGCCACCTCACGCGCGAACGCCGCCCGGTCATTCCACGCCGCACACATCGCATCCCAATTCGCCGGCTTCGGTGCCGACGGGATCACGCCAGCCTCCAACTGCTTAAACCGGTCAGGTGTCGTGTCATTCGACGGAGTACGAGCGGCCCGCACACGCTTCACACCGGCACGAACATGGGCGGGCGTCAGATAGTCGGTTGTTTCCCGCCGGTGCATTCGCACAGCCTCAACCGCATCATCAAAATCAAGATCACCAATCGAATCAACCCACTCGGCAAGGACTAAACCCGCCGCGTCCGTCTCCCGGTTGTCACCCAACTGGATTTTTGCCAGCACCGCTGCAACCTGCTGATTGTTCACGCGACATCCTCCCCAAATAGTGACTGCTGCAACGGCTTAGAAATGCGTTGCATGATGAGCGGCAGGTGGTCGGCTTCCATCTCCACGGCAATGCATGAGAACCCTTCGAGTAGGGCGGCTTCAATGGTTGTGCCGGATCCGGCGAACGGTTCGAGCACGACACCGCCGGGAGGTGTGACGAGCCGCACCAGCCACCGCATGAGGTCAAGCGGTTTCACGGTGGGGTGTTGTTTGCCGTCAACGTCGGGCCGTTCACTGCCGGGCGCTTTCGCCTCATAGCGAAACGTTGGAAAGTAACGGGACGCGCCGCCAATGTCGTTGTGCCCGGTTGGTGTGCCAGCGTCCGAACGGGGCGCAATGGCACCCATGATGCCGCCGCTTCTGCCGTTGGGTGGATTCACGCCGCGCTTGCTCGTCGTCGTGCCGCTCTGCGCGTCGAGTGCTGCCGCTTGCGACTCGTCGAGCATGACGTTAGCGGGCCAGCGGCCGGCGGGGGCGTCGCCCGCTGCTTGAGCGTACTCGATAGTCTTTTTAGTCGTAAAAGCAACGGCCGACCCGCCGCCGTAGCTTCTGCTTTTCGGCCAGGTTTCAACGGTCGTGCCAACCCGCGCCGCGTCAATATTGAGCGCGCCCGTACCATACGCGAGCACGTTCGCCGCGACCGTCCCAAGGAACGGCTTACGTGCCACCACGACCGGTTCGAACGCAGGCTTCAACGCTGTCCCCCAACCCTGCCAACGCTCAGCATCAGACGTTTGCGCTTCGCTCCTGCTCACCCGACCCTCAGCAAACTTGCCGCTCATGATGCCGTTTTGCGGCAAGGCGGCACCGACAGAACCAACTCCGGGCCGAGACTCATTCGCAGCCCGAATCTGCCGTGAGATCGAACCGCCATGCACAATCGTCGCGTCAATAGCCTTCGACACGTTCAAAGACTTAGGAAACCCTGACCCGTACAACCACGCAATACTGTCCCGAATCTCAAACCCGGCATCCTCTACCGCGACAGCCATGCGGTGAAACGTGCGGGAGGCTCCGAAGCTCAGAAGGTGACCGCCCGGCTTCAACACCCGCAAACACTCACGCCACATCGCAACGTCATACGCAATCCCCGTCGAATCCCAGCCGCGGCCCATAAAACCCAACTCGTAAGGCGGATCAGTAACAATCGAGTCCACGCTGTCATCTGGCAGGGACGCTAAAACGTCGCGGCAATCGCCATGATGCAAGGTCACCAAGGTGTCTTGGTAATGCACGGCGTTCACGCGGTCAGCTCCCGACGTAGTACGGCCTCATCCATTGCCCGCCCTTGCTCGATCAGCGTGAGCGCGCGCACATCCTTAGCCGGTCGGCTAGGTGGCCCGGATCGTGCGTTGCGAATCCAACTCCGAAACGTCAAGTCCCAACTGACCTTCACCCCACGCGCGCCAGCCTGTGCGGGCCAATAATCTTTGAACGCCGCAACCTGCCGTCCAACGTCCAGGTCAGCCCGCTCCCCTTGCGCCCATTCGGTCAAAGCTTCGGAGGGCATCCAGTCGGCAGGGAGTCGAGTGCCACGTGTGGCGCTAACTCTTTTGATCTTCTCTGTCTCTGTCTCTGTCTCTGTCTCTGTCTCTGTCTCTGAGCGATCGTTTGCGATCGGTTTGCGATCCGTTTGCGATTCACTTGCGACATCGTTGCCAGCCCACCGCGACTCGTTGCCACGCTTCCCCGCCTCCGCACGCTTCACAGAAACAGCCGCACGACGCTCCTCAATATCAGCCCGCAACGGATGATGCTTCCCGAAGTCGTGAATCATCCACCCACCCTCAACAGGCACCCACGAAGGACGCTCACGGTCATTGGTAGCCAACTCGTCAGCGACCGCTTGCCCCCACCTTTTTAAAACGATCCGCTCATCCAAGAACCCGTCAGACAACATGCGCCGCGAGTAAAACGTGCCCTCGAACAGTGCCCGAAATGCGGCATCTGACAGGGGTGCAATTTTCGGGTGCTCGTCCATCTCGATCGGGAACGGGGCAAACAATCGGTTGTCTGTTTTTGCCATTACGCTGCCGCTCCTATTCCTAAGTCGTGCATGATTTCGTGCGCCTCCGAGACGGTGAGCGCGGACACTTCACCGGCGTCACCGAGCAGCACCCACCCGTGTACGGCGTGCTCAACTGGCACCCGTTTTGGGTCGGCGTGCAACGAGATTTTGATTCCCCTACGTCGCGCCTCACCCTGCAAAACGGGATCCGACTCAATTAGCCCGTTCAGAAGTGAGTCCAACCAAATGACGTTGGATAGTCGGTGTTTGCTTTTGCGGCCACCCATGCCCCCCTGACGGTGTTGGGGTACGAGCCGTCCAAGGTCGGTGCCTGTCCACGCGCACAGGTGACCGTCGCGCTGTTCGAGCGCTTTGAGGGTTGCTTTCGGTGTGGCGGTCATGCGCGTTTCCGTAACAGGGCACGCCGTTCAGCCGGGAACAGGCCAGCTCGAATGCCAAACCAGTTGTCGCGCGTGTTTAGCGCGTCAACCAAACACTCTGCGGAAACTTTGCACGCTACACACACTGATAACGCGGCAGACGCACGGGCAGGGTAAATATCGTCATCGTCGGGAAAGAACAGGTCACCGCTCACCTCAGCGCAAAGTGCTTGCTCACGCCACGAAACAACGTCGCGGGGGGTCATGCGGCCACCTCCGAGTGTGCGACAACCCGAAACGACTGCGCACGCCGAAACTCGGCCCGCACTGCCTCATGGTTACGGCGCATACTCCGATCAGCCCACCCGCCCGGCCTTTCACGATCCAACCGGCGCACCACACTGTCCAACGTCAACGCCGACTGCACGCACCTTTCAAACGGCAACAGGTCAACGTCAATACCGTTGACGAAGTTGGCCCACGCCGTCGAATGTGCGTCCACGACGTCGGGGGTTGGCTGGTCGGCGTTCACGACGTCACCTCGGCAACACGCGCCCACAGGTCGCCCTGCACACGCCCCAACTTGTACCGGTCTAGCGCGATCGAATCGCCACTAGTGCGCACCACCTCTTTCGGGTCAACCTTCCCGATCAGGTGAGGGCCAATGCGCGCCCAAAACAGTGGGGCGTTCATTCGCCAACCGCCGCAACAAAGTCAGGGTGCGCCTCATCAACGATTGCGGCGGGTTGCTTTGCCCGCACATACTCGGCACGGATCACACCCAACACAACCGCGCCCGCGTGAGCTGCCTTAGCCTCCCCACCCAACGCACCGATCAGGTCAACGTCGCCGTCAGCCGCCGCCAACTCTTTCAACCAGTCGCGCCCCGACGTGTCTTTGAGCGCCTCAACCGGTGTGAGGGGTTGCACGGTGAACGGCAGACGACGGCCACGGGTGACGGTGAGAGACACTTTGTGCGGTGCGTCAATGTGTGACATATGCGAAATTTGGATGCCGCCAACCTCATCCTTCCCAAACCGGATCGTCGGGTTACGGAACAACGTCAACTGGTGTCCAACATGATCAGCGGACTCGACACCCCACGCCGACACCATCACCCGACGCATCGACTTCGACGGTTTGTACGGTCGCTCCGGGCCAAACTCGGCAGTCACAACGTTCACCGGCTGTTCAGCGTTACCCGTGATCACGTCAACAATGGTGACCGTGACTGGCCCGCCAATAAGGTCATCTGCGTTGAGTTGATCCGACTTCGGGGCAATGCTTTCGGTGAGGTTCATGCGTATTCTTCCTCTGCGTAAATGGCCCACATGGGCGGCTGTAAGGGGTCGCCGGTTGTTGCATATCCGGGCCACGAATTAGTGCGGGCACACTCGGCGTGTAATGCTCGAGCGCGAGCGGCGGCTGATGCACCGATTTCCCTGAACTGGTCGGACAGTTCATGCACGGCCACCAGGTAGGGGGCAGCCGTTTCGACCACCACAAACTTCATGCCGAGATCGGCCAGCCCGGTCGTGAACGCGTACGTGTCCAAATACCATTCCTGTTGGATGTGGTATCTGTAGTTGGCAACCGTTTTCACGAACTCATGCGGTGCCGCCGACTTGCCCGTTGTTTTCAGATCCACGCTGTACGGGTTGCTCACGGTGAAGTCGGGCAGGTAATCAAACCGGGCACGCATCTCCACACCCGTTGTGGGGTCGGTTGCGAACACGGACGCCTCAGCCATACCCGACTGTTCAAACAATGACCGTGCCAGCGGGTGCGCTAAAACACTTTCGGCCATACCGTTCACGTGCCTCAACTGGGTTGCGGTGAGCAAGATTTGGCCTGCTGCCCGTTGCCCTGCCACCCATTCGACGGTTGCCGCTTTCGTGGACACCGCCCCGGATGGGGTCAAGTGTGCGTCCGGGTAGGCAACGGCTAAAGTGCCGGTTCCGAGCACGCGACTGTGAACTGCCGTGCCCAGGTCGTAAGCGTCTTTGTGTGGTTGCGGGTTGTGTTGTGCGTGGTGGAATCGGGCGGGTGAGTCGAGAAGCAGCCGTGCGCCTGTCGAGGACAGGGCGTGGTGTGCGTGGTAAGTGGTTTCGTCGAGGTCTTTGACGACACCCTGCAAGTCGCTCATGCGGCCACCTCTTCGGCGGTGGGGTGGTAAACGCGGACGATGATGCTCGCGCCGGGAATGATCCCGTACACCTTCCACGTCACCAGGGACACCACTTGAGAGTCGTCCCCGTACACGCCAGCAGAACCCAACGCGTCCAAAGTTGATCGAACGAGTTTGTCCAAATCGGGTCGAACGTGCGGCATCTCCCGTTTCACCGTTCTCGGTTTCGCAAGAGTGAACGTCACCACTACCTCTAAAGGCCCGTCGAACGGCAGGTGACCGTTCATCGCATCCTCAGCAGCCCGGCGCACGTCTTGCCGCCACGGGGCCACCTTGTTAGACGACTCGATTAGCACGCCGCCGCCGACGTGACGTTTTGACCCTTGCGGGGCAGGAATGCCGCGAACAGTGAACGCGACGCCCTCCATCGGAATGTGCGGGAACGGCATCAGTTACTGCTTTCGTGGTCGGTGTTACAGGTAGGGCATTGCCAACCGCCAGCCCGCGTTTCCGGGTCGTACCAAACATCAGCACGCGACTCGTACAGGCACGCATTGCAGGTACGCCACGCCTTGAACTCGGCCACGTTCACACCCGACGAGTTCACAACGCCACCCCCATAACGGATGCCGCCGCACCATAACCAGCCACATACGACGACTGAGCGGTTTCCGCAAGCAATGCCCGCAACGCGTCCCGGTCGCCGTCGAGCGCGGCCCAGACAAGGCTCGAATTGTCATCCGTGGTTTTGTCGGCAGCCGTTTCGCCGTATGTAGGGGTCATGCGAGTGCCTTCCGTCCTTTGTCGGTAATGCCGTAAGCCGATTCGGGCACGTTGTTGCCAACCGCAATGCGCGTACCGACCACTTCAAGAAACCCGTCGGAGGCAAGCTCTGACGCCCTCTTGCGGGGCGAATCCCACGCAAGCCGACGCCAACCCACACGGTCGGCCCATAGGCGGTACATGTCGTTCAGTTCGGAGCCGGTGACCGGGGCGTGTACTTCAACCAGTTGCAGTACGCGCCGTTTGGCGTCACGCAAACCACGTTGCGAAATGTCGGCAGCGGCGTGCGAGGTGAGTGGGTCGGTTTTGCGGGTGCGTGCCGAATCGTCCGGGAGGATCATCGGCGGTAGCATGTCGGTTATGGGCATTGGGTTGCCTTTCTTTTCGGAGACCCCCGCGGATACGGGGGTTTTCGTCATTTGTGGAGAAGGTTAGGAAACGGTGTGGAATCCACTTCTAGGGCGGGCGGCACGTCGGCTAGTTCCTCGGCGGACGGCAACACGACCGGCAGTGACCGGATAAGCCCCCACGCGGCCACGTAGATTCCGGCCAGCGCGGTGAGCACGAACGCCCACAACACGACCGTTAGGCCGGTCACTTGCCGCTCCGAGATTGCACGGCGCAAACAATGAAGTAGAGACTCCATGCGATTACGGCAACCACGATCAGCAGGATCGGATCGGCCGCCATATCGCCGGTCACGCGGCACGCTCACCGAAGAACACGCCCACCGGAGTGTTGAGCACACGCGAGACGGCCAGCAGCTCGTGATACTTGAACTGCACCGACCCGTTCATCCGTCTGCTCATAGACATGCGGGTGATGCCGATTAGTTCGGCTAGGTGGCTGTGGGAAATGTTTTGCCGGGCGGATACCGCGCGGACTTCGGCTGCGACATCGCAGGGAGTTTGTTTCGCCATGCGTGACACGTTGCCATACAGCGCGGGAGTGTTACGTACTGCGTTACGGCGTGTCGCAAGCGGGTGTTCGCTGTTGCGAATGTTCACGCGCATCTAGCCATGCGGTAACGCTATGCGTTACTATTTGGGCATGACGAACATTCAACTGACACCCGCAGAACTCGCAACACGCGAAACAATCGCCGCCAACCTTGACGCCGAACTATCCCGCAAGCGATACACCAAACGCCGCGCCGCCCTCGCAATGGGACTAAGCCACGTTTACGTCACACGGCGCGCCAAAGGGCAAGTAGAACTGTCCGGCTCAGATATGGTCATGTTCGCCAAATTCTTGAACATTCCCGTGACCCGGTTTTTTGTAGGGCTCCCCGACTTGGACTCGAACCAAGAACCTGCCGGTTACACGCTTCACCACGTTGACGCCAATACAACAGCCACCATTGAGCACACTGCCAACGTTCTGCATTTTCGTCCGCGCGCCAGCTGACCCAGCGTGCAGCGACAACAAAAAACGCGCCCGATTCAGTAAACAAGATTAGATCAATCTTCCACTCACAGTAGAGAAACGGAAGCACCATGATCGACGCATACGCCCAACACTTAGCCGCAGCAGGTAGAGCCGCAGGTACCATCAAACTTCGCACAGCTCACCTCACACACTTAGCCCGCCATTACAACCTAAACACGGTGACGACCGGGCAGCTTGAGCAAATGCTCGCCGCCCGACGTGACACGCACTCGGCAGAGTCCCGCAAATCGTTGCGCTCAAGCTACCGATCTTTCTACCGTTGGGCTGACCGTACCGGCAACGTGACATTCAACCCCGCCGCAGACCTGACACCAATCACGGTCCCGGTGAAGGTTGCCCGCGTTGCCGCCGACGACGTACTGCAAAACGCGCTCATCGTTGCCGACGAATGGCAGACGGCCATGATTTACCTAGCCCGATTTGCCTGCCTGCGCCTCACCGAACTGACCACCTTGCACACAAGCCAGCGCACGCATGACGAGTTGCGCATCATCGGCAAGGGCGACAAAGAACGCGTCGTGTACTGCAACGAAGACCTCATGCATTCACTGCTCACACTGGAACGCATTCAGGGTCGCGGCTACTACTTCCCCGGACGCATCAGCGGGCACATGCACTCCGCCAGTGTCAACAAAATCATGACCCGCCTGACCGGATGCAACCCGCACTCACTCAGGCACGCCGGCGCAACCGCCGCATACAAAGCCACCGGTGATCTGCGCAGCGTCCAGCTCATGCTCGGCCATTCGAGTATGGCAACCACGCAACGCTATTTGCATCCAGGGGTAAACGAATTGCGTGCAGTCGCGGCAGGTACCGCGTTCGTGTCAAAAGACACCCGTTTTCGGGTGAGTGTTGCCGCGTAACCGTCCGGGTACACAAAAAAGGGCCCCGACCCCACAACCCGTGAAGGGAAGTGAGGCCGGGGCCACTTTGCTTTCAGTTACCTACTGGCAGCTGTCGCACTGCGTCTGGTCAGCCGGATCGATAGGGCACGTGTATTCGCCCACCTTGTCGCCGCTCACTCGGACACCTGCGGACGGTTGGGGATGACCAACACGGACACGGCAGCGGCCAACGCGATGACCGCTTGAATCCACGGTGCATACGCTTCCGGGATGAGTCCCGCAAACGACACGGCAACCGCACCGAGTAGGGCGGCAACAAACTTTGCATATTCTTGGATCATCGGATGCCTTTCTAAGCAGACGGGAACAGTGTGCGAATGGACAGAATGAGCGCACCGACCGCGGCGAACCCGGTGACCAGTTGCGGCCACGTCATCCGCGGCACGGCGTGAGCTTTCAACACTGCTAGCAGTTCCCCGTGTTCCTCAATGCGTGTGCGTAGTGCGGCAATGTCAGCCGACGTTGACGCGTTGATGGACGCTTGACGTGAGTTCCCCGCCTCCACACTTGCGTGCAGTGATTTCACTTCCCCCTGGATTTGACCCAGTAGGTAAATAATTTGGTCTTGCGGTTTCATCGTCGCCGTAATGTCTGTGCTCACGTCGGCCCCCCTCCGGGACTTGGAGGGTTACTTAGCGGTGATCGTGTAGCTCAATGGGATCTGATCAACGTTGGCGTTGATTGCCGCCGTCGCCGCGCTAATGGCCTGCAAAACCTTTGTGTCACTACCACCCACCGACCCGATCAACGGGGTGACGTAGCCGCGTAAGGTGGCGACGAAATGCGGCCATTGCAAAGCTCGCGCCGCTTTGCCCATTGCGAGTCCGTCGCGGGCAACGTCAAGGGAGCCTGTGTGGTCTGCCGCCCACTGATTGCCGAGCAAGTCAAATTGCGTGAGTTGAACGTTTGCGCGCGTGTTGGGGGAGTCGCCGCACAGGGCAAGCAGTCCAACGCCTGCACGGGTGACAAGCGGAGCAGAGGCCAACAGCGTGTTCAGAAACGCTAAATCGTCAGCGGGCACCGTTGCGGGAACAGTTGTCATGTAAAGCGTTGTCATTGTCGCGTCTCTTTCTGGTAGCGGCTGAGTAGGCGGTGGCGTGGGGGTTTCGGTTGGCGTGCTGGCAGGTGTGATGCCGCTGCCTGTCAGCGCGCCACTTTTGACCCAGTTGCGAATGAACGGGCCGGGGCAGGCGGTGGAGTTCAAGTCGCTGTGGACAAGGCATGTAAGCGTTTTGCCGGTCTGCCCATTCGCCCACGCATACAAGTTGCGGAACGCTTGCTTAGCCGCGTCGGGCATTTCACCGGTGCGCCCATCCCCGATGTAACACACACCCAAGTTGAGCGTGTTGTGGTTGCCAGCGTGCGCGCCAATCGCGTTCAACCCGCGACCCTCATAAATGTTGCCCCACGCATCAATGAGGAAGTTGTATCCAATGTCGCCCCACCCGTTGCTCTGATGCAACCGCTGAAAACCACGAATCAACGCCATAGCACCCGCCGCATTTGATCCGGTTCCGGAGACGGAGTGATGCACGACAAAGCCAGTACGCCGACTGCGCACAATCGTGTAAATGGTTCGGTTAGCGGGCAACGCGCCCCACGTTTGACGGCTGACAATGCTGACCATTATGCGACCTGATAGGTCAGCGTGAACCCTGCACCCTGGCCTGCAGCTAAATTTCCTAGCGGAAACAACCGGATGACACCGAGAGTGTCCACCGAAAATGTAACAAGCGCTGAGTTCGACGTATTTAGGCCCGCTACAAGCGCATCCGCAGGAGGGCGCAACCTTGACTGCACAACTGTGCCCAGCAGTTCAGACGTGCCGTAAGCGGTGCCTTTAGTTACGTCAAAAGTGACCGTGACCAACGAGCCTTGCCGGAAAATGCGCCGGTTTACGCTAGTAAACCCACCATTCAACGTCACCGCAGCAGCGCCCGTCAACAGCTCCGAATCAGCCACCCACACGGTGCCATTCCACCGGTGAGTGATGCCTGTATCGGACACAGCAATTTGACGGCCCACAAAGTTACTAACAAGCGGGAGGGCTGCAAAGTTTGCCACTGGCAAATCAACACCGCGCACACCCTGCACGCTTCGCAAATCAAACACAGCCACCGTCGTATCGGTTGATCGCACCCACGCCCACGCCAAATGCTGATCCACGAGAACGCCGGTGTTGTTGTTGAACACGGGGAACCCGGCAGGCGGTGCCGTCGGAATAGTCGTGCTCGTAGTCGTGTGCGGGATTGTTGCCACGGTCACCGAGTTGGTTGACCAGTTGATGCGTCGCACCACAAGATGCCATTGCCCGTTTGTTGGAGTCGGCAGGGATGCAAGAATCGCCAGCGCGGAATCGGAGACAACACCCGCCGCATACGCCACACCGGGCGCGACGGACACTTGACGGCCCGTGCCCTGGGTCACATTCCACGCCGCCGCAGTCTCCACAGAATCGCGCACACCCGCGCCACGCAAAATACGCGAGAAGTCGCGCTCCGTCACCGTTCCATCAAAACCACTATTGATCAAAGACACGAGCGCCCCTTACTTGTCAGTCGAAAGTCGCCGCTGAGCGCGAGACAACCGGTTTATAGCATCAGCAAAAATGGTGTCAGGATCGTCAGCACGACCACCAACACGCGGACGCACAATCACACCCGCCGAAACGCTTTCCGACAGCTCACACTCGGTAATACGATCCGTGAAATTTACGCCATTAGATTGGGCGGTAATAATGTCACCCTCACGGTAACCACCCGGCCCATAGAAAAAGGATTCCGTTTCCGACAGGGTGAGAGACAACCCCGACTTCGGAGCACCCTCCGCCAAACCCTTATTTGCCGCAGCGTTCAGGTATGCGGTAAACACAGCTTTACTGCCCGCTGACACTTCACTGCGCAACAGAAAATACTTAGCAACATGGAACAGGTCAGACAACGTGGACGGCCATTGCAAATTTGCGCCGGTCGCATCCCTAAACACTTCCACCACATCACCGAACTCTGTTTCGAGGGGCAACGAGTTGACGCCCCAAAAGGCGCGGGCAACATCCTCACCCGGCCCACCGACAACAATTCGTGTCGCCGTAGGGTTTTCCTTCTCCCACACGCCCGCCTGAATGATCCCCGACTGGACAGTAAGAATTTGCGGGTGAACGGTGGGCACGAAAACGTCAGCTGTGATTGTCGCCGCCAGCCCGTCATGTGTCAGCCGCAAGCCAAGACCTGACCAGTCCAACAGTGGCGCAACCACCTCATCCACGGGACTAAACCGGACGAGCGGCAACACGCCGGCCGCGCGAGCATCACCACCACGCGCCAAATCCGCAGCAACCGTGACGGGGCGGCCCAACCGGGTAACTACGTTGCGGCTGATCACGTTTTTGATTGCAGCCTCAGCCGTGCTCACCAGAACGCCACCGGATGCAGCCGACCCGTCAGGCCACAGGTAGTACCCAAACTGCCCTTGCGTTGTCCCATCAGCTCCCGCGTCAGAACCTCCGCCCGGCAACCATGCTTGCGCCCACGACTGCGGCACAGTAGAAGTCAGCTCGGTTGGGGTGAGCGGGCCGGCAGGACTCACCCACGCCAGGGTGTTGACCAAAATTCGGTAATCATCTTCGACCTGAAACCGCACCACACCGTCAGCGTTGAAATCACCCGACGGATGCAAAACCGGCCCCGACATGAGATGCGCACCCTTATACGTCACGCGCACACGGGCACCCGACTCATACAAAAACCCGAGCATGGGATCGGTAGCCGACACTTCAAACTCACCCGTACCCACCGCGTTGAACCGCACCGTGTACGACTGCGACAACGGATTGCCGAGAATGCCCTTACGGTCAAACGTTTTGTCAAACACGGTGATACGAAACGGTGACTCCATCAGAACGCCCTCCGAAAACCTGGATCGAACTGAACAGACACAGACCCGGCACCCTGAATTTCAACCGTCAACGGCACCGACTCACCCGACGGCACACGCGCGAACTGAATTGACGTGAACGCCGAAAACGGCAACACGGTAGACACACCGCCCACAATCTTTCGCGCCACCTGCACCGTCGGATCCGTGTTCACCTGCACCGACTCACCCTCAAGCAGCGCAATCGTTCCCGCAATCACCGTTGACCCAACACCAATCGTGAAAGACGACGCAGGCCCGGTGATAGTCCACAACGGCCACGCATCCACCTCACCCGGATTGGTGACAGTCGCGGAGGCAGTGGTTGAACTGCTCATCAAGTTGAGAACATGCGTACCCGCAGTCTCAAAGAACTCCGCCGCGACCTCCGCTGTTTGAAACGTTTGCAACACTTGAGGGCCACGCCAAAACGGATCATCCGCCACCAAATTGACGCCACGAACCTCAACACCAGTCCGCGACGGGTCAGCACCATAAACCGGGCCATCCTCCGACACAAACCGGGCAGTCAACGACCGCACCGAACCATCAGGCGCAGTCACCCGCCACACACCATTCCGGCCAAACGGAAGTGCCGCCCAAAACGCGGACTGCAAAGCCTGCCAAGAAGCAGCCGTCGCATCAATCACAACCGGCCAAAACACTTCCCGCGCCTTCGCACGAAAACCCGTCAACCGTTGCCCGTCAATCGCCGACGACTCCGACGTGAACTCCACCATTTGCGGTGTGCCCAAACCCTCAACACCAGCATCGTTCAACCACACACCCGACGTTGTATCCGTCAACGAATACACGACCCCATCAGGGCTAGTCCAAGACTGCTGAATCATGCGACAGCCACCCCTCTAATACCCGAAGAAGCCAACGCGCGCCGCTGCCGTTTCGTAATCTCGTCAACCAACGCCCGCTCGTCCGTCACCTGGATGGTGCCAAAATTGTTGAACCCGCCAGCACTACCAGCACCAGCCATGCCCGCCAGGGCCGTTGCAGATGCGTCAAACGACGTGGACACAGAGGGAATGTTCACCATTGAGGTGAGCGACCCGGCAACCGCGCCACGCATCGAGTTCACGCCAACAATCAGACCCTCACCAATGTCCGACCCGAACCCGGCAAACAGTTTTGATGGGCTGTTGATGCCAAGGAACTTGAGGAAGCCCTTCACGGCACCGCTCGCAATATCCAGCAGAGCTTTACCAACGGAACCGCCGGCACGAACAAGCCCGACGACTAGACCTCCGATCAGGTCGCCACCAGCTTTGATTAGGTCCGGAATCAGGCCCAAGATTGTTTTCACAAGTACGGGCAGTAGTCCGAGGATTGCAGGAATCAGTTGAGGGATGATCTGTGGAATTGCGTTCACGAGAGATGTGAAGAGGTTGATTGCAGCGCCCAGTAGCTGAGGAATCAAACCCAACACGGCACGAATTAGCATCGGCAACAAGGTGATGATCGCCGTGATGAGAAGCGGCAAAATGACGGGTATTGCGTTCACCAGGGCAGTAAACAGTGTGATTGCCGCGCCCAAAATTTGCGGAATCATCCCCACTACGGCACCAATCAGCACAGGGAGCAACGTGACGATTGCGCTGATCAGTGGCGGCAAAATGACGGGTATTGCGTTCACCAGTCCGGTGAACAGAGTGACAGCACCAGCGAGCAGGTCCGGGGCCGCACCAACCATGAGCAAGATGCCCTGCGAAACGAAAGTCATCAGCGCCGTCAATACCAGCGGGATTACCTGCACTACGGCATCAATGATGCCCGGCAATGCTTCCAACATTGCACCCATGAACCCGGCACGTGTGTCACTCAGCGACGCGAAGATTGATTCGATGCCGCCACCGGTAATAAACGATCCGACCTTGGTGAACTGGTCGGCAATGAGTTGCCCAAAGTTGAGGTCGGAAAGTTCACCGCCTGCGAGCATTGCGGCAAGCCCGGCAAACGCGGGCAAAACGGACGTGTTGAGAAACGTCACAATGTTGGTGACGATCGGGAGAAACACGGCACCGAACGTCGTTGACAGGTTCGTAAGGTTCGCGGCAAGGATGCGCTGCTGGTTGGCAAGCCCGCCCGACGTTTTCGCAAAGTCGCCCTGCTGAGTACCCGTCTGCGCCAAAATTTCAGCCTGCGCGGCCAACACTTTCTGCTGCTGCGTCAGAGCACCCGTGCCCGAGAAAATGCCCATCTCGGTTGCACGCGCTTTCAGCGTCGCATCGTCAAGCAGGACGCCGAACTGACGCAGGGGTTCAGACTCACCACGAAGCCCAGCACCCAAAGCGGCAATAGCAGCCTCAGGCGTTGTGTTGTTGAACGATGCCAAGTCACCCGCAAGGGTAATGAAGTCTGTAGAGAACCCGGCAAGGTCTTCACCGCCCAGCCCTGCCGCCTTACCGAACACGCCAAACACGCGCGCCGCATCAAGAGTCTGATTCGTTGACTGGCCCAAGTTCCCCGCCGACGCCGCCGCAAACTTTTGAATCGTTGCGTCAGCAGAACCAAACACAGCAGTAATCGCCGTGCCAGCCTCAGCCAAATCGGATGCGTTCCCAATTGAGTCTCGAATGATCTTGCCAATACCCAACGTGGCAAACGCGGCGGCCAGCGGTGCGGCCAGTTTCCCGACCGCACCCAAAACTCCACCGTTTATCCCTTTGCCCGCATTCCGGCCAGCCTCCGGCCCAGCCGCGTCAAACTCTTTCGCCAACGTTCGACGCAAGTTTGATGCGTCAGGAACGATCTCAACAAACGCTTGATACAGTGCCGACACTGGTGCCTCCCGAAGGTTTGAGGGCCACCGGGAGAGTGGGCAAGGTTACGTCTTCTCAACGCGAGGGCGAGCCAACAGCTCCCGCAATTCGTTCACCGTATGACCGGCCTTCTTCACCCCACCAATACGATTACGCGCCCTATCGAACGGGCGTGCATACGGTTGAGGTTTGTTCTTCGCCGCCACTTTGTGCTGCAAGTCGAACAGGTCAACGAGCGCCAACCATTCACGGGTGACCGGATATTCCCACCCGGCAAGTGCCGCCTGCAATCGTGATGCGGGATCGCGTCTCAGGCCGTCAACAAGGTCGATCAGTTCGAGCAAGGGCAGGGCAGGCGATCCTGCCCAGTGGAGGGATACGCCGTAGAAACTGCGGAGGTCTTCGGTTAGCTCGCGTCGGTGGGAGCGGATGGCTCCGGCGAGCTGGATAAGTCCCCCGGTTCAACCCCCGCCCACTTGCGGAACAAAGTGCCCAAAGCACCAATGCCCAACGACTTGATTGCATCAATGGTGCGCTTGTCGGCACGGTTGAACAGGATTTCGCGGGTTGCCTTCAACTGGTCGGCAACCTCCCCGGCCATTGCCTCCGCCACCGTGTCAATGTCGCCAAACGACAGGCCGGGGAGTGTGTACGGTTTGCCGTCAATTTCGAACGAGTACGGGGCGGCGGATGTAAACGAGTCAACCATGGGGAGAACCTTTCAATAGGAGAGTGGGAGAAAAAAGGGGTGCAACGCCGGCCCGAGGGGTTCTCCCGCCACCTCGGGCCGGTGACCTACTTACGCGGCTCGCGTGTACGGGAACGCGACCGACGAACCGACAGCGTTTTGCACGATGACCGGTGCGGAACCTGCAGAACCTGCGGGCAGTGTTGCGTAAATGGTGAACGAGTCATCCACGGTGAACGCCGTAGCGTTGACTCCACCGAATCGGACGCCGACCGTGGCAACCGCACCGGTGAAGCTTGACCCGTCAATGCGAACCATGGCACCGGCACCGGCACCCGAAGGGGTGACAGCGGTGATGCTGGGCACGGTCGCAACACCAAGCGTTGCGTACCACTTGCGGGCCGCTCCACCGATCACGGCGTTGTCGTATGCGGTGATCGTGATTTCGTAGCCGATGGGCACACCAGCTGCGAACACTTGATCGCCGACAGCGGTCACTTGGCCGGTGGGAATGTAGGTGCGGATGACCTGCGTTCCGTCGTATACGTCGATGATGTAGGAGCGGCGTGGACGCTCCAAAAGCGGGTTGACGACAATGGAACCGTCAACACCAACCGTGGCCCCGTAATACTCGGCCAGAACAGCCGCGTTGGTCTGCAACAGGGTGAGCTGGAAAGTTGTTTCGCCCTCTGTGACCGTGGTGCGGACCACTGCGGAACGCTGCCACGACTTGATCTTTTCCATCGTCTGAGCGTTGGTTTCCGTCACCCCGTCATCGGAAACGAATCCGAGGTTGACGAACCCTGCGGGTGCGCCGGGGCCGGTGTTGGTCGGTGCGCCTGCACTGGTTGGTCCTGACAGCACGACGCCATCGACGGCGACCTGCACTTCGTTAGCGTTTAGCGTCATGTGCTGCTCCTTAGTTGTGTGAGGTGTTTACGCCTCAGAACCTGCCCGGATGGTCAGGGGGTTTTAGGGGTTAGAAGTTGGTTCCGCGTGCGGTGATACGGCAGGCGAAGAAGTAGTTGGTCAAGTTTTTGCCGCCCACATTGTGCGGGGTTTCGGTGGGCACGTCGAAGGGGCCACTGAACGAGTCGGTGACGGTGATGGGCTGCCCGTCGGCACAGTCGCGCAAAATTGCCATACACAGCAAAGCCAAGTTTTCGGCGTCGACGGGTGTGTCAGCCCACACGTTGAACCCGTACCGGCGTCGCGTTTGCGATCCGTCGTCGGGGCCGGAGTCGTCACGAACGGTCACCATTCGCGCTGTCTTGGTGGCGGGCAGTTTCGGTTGCACGGTCACACCGATTGCATGTGCCACAGCGGACGCTGTGAGGCCCGCACGGAGCACAGAACACAACACGCCAGTAGTGGAGGGGAAGATGATTCCGCGCATGTTAGCCGCCCGCCTGACCGAGTGCCCGCGCGAGCGTGCCGCGCTTAGCCTCAACCGCCATGCCAATAATCGGTGCCGCACCAACCTGCACAGTCACACGCGACGTACCCTCACGCGCATTCATGCGCAAAGACGCCACATAGGTAGCGTTCGAATCCGACTGGGCGCCCGTAAGAACGCGCGAACCAATTTCCGCCAGTCGTGCCTCAATTTCCGGCGACTTCAACATTTCGGCAATGCTGCGAATCTGACGAAACTTAGCCATCAAGACACCCGCTTCACATTCACCACAACACCCTTGCCCCAATCGGCAACATCACCATCAACCGCCCACGACCCGCCGCGAACCAACAGGCGATCGGTCGCGCGAATGTCAGCAGGAATGCGCCGATACAGTGCAAGGCCGGTCACGACCTGTTGCCCGAACGGTTCCGCCGACTCATTCGACGACCGGGGGGCAACCATCCACCCCGCCGACAAAATGGCAACATCCACGCCAACCAACGGGTTGCCCTGCGAATCGAAGCCAACAGGTGGCGTGCCGGCGCGCACAATAGTTATTGACTCCAACCGGTTCACGGAGTAACCAACGGCACAACATAAAGCGGTGAATAGGGCGAGCTGGTTGGGATCAGGTTGATGCTGAAAGCCTTCTGCCCGGTACTGCCCGAACCCGACAGCATCGCCAACTCAGAATCAAGAATGACCAGTTCGCCCGGCTCGTCACCGCCATAGGTGCGCGACTGCGTAAACGGGCCATCACCCGTACTGGCCGTGCGGATGCCCTCAGGGTTGCGGAACTTGCGGATAACCATCGACGTCGTAACGTCCACCATTGTTTCCAGCAAACCCACCTCTGGAATGAGCAACCGCGCGGTCACAGTAGGCACGCGGAACCGAATCAACCGTTCGGCTTTCCCGATCCACGTTTCAATCAAATTCAGGTCAGTGGGAGCGTCATAACCAATCCACGCATCCTGCACATCAGCAGCCGTAGTCCACGTCATGACGCCCCACCTTTCCTATTGTTCTGTTTTCTTAGGACGAACCGCGGCACGCTTCGGGGTGGGGTCCGAAGACTCCCACCCGTCAGCGAACCGGTGATCCTTCTCGTCAGCCACCGAAACGGTGACCCCGGATTCCAGGTGTCTAAACCTGCTCATACGTTCACCCCTAAGCCGGTGAGGGCTTAGACGTTAGCAACCGCGTCACGCACAACGGCAAATGCGTCGAGGTCCATGACGCTCCACCCGTAAACAACCTCGGCGCGCAATGCGATTTGGTTGTTGCGCTTGAGGTCACCGGTGCCATCAGGGTCACCGAACTCGATCAGCTCGATGGGAATGTTGCGCTGAACACCCCAACGGAACGCGTCCCACTGTCCGACGATTGCTTTCACGTTCGTGTCGTCTGCCTCGGGGAGGCCAGAAACGGTGCTGGACGAGAACGCGGCAAGACCCTCAAACGAGGACAGTTCCTGACCGAAGCCAAGCTCGGGGAACTTCTTGCGCCCATCCGAGTAGCGTGACGTGGCCGTGCTGAACGCGTAACGCGGCTCGAAAGCAACACCGTTGGGAATGTACCCGTCGGCGATGATCAACGCGGCGGCCTGCTCAATGAGCAGGTCAGGCGATCCGAGAGTTGCCGTGGTGATTTCGACACTGTTCGTGGTGGTCGCAATGCGATCTCCAACAAGCAGAGCGGCGGCGGCGGTACCCGTGCGCGGGTTGATGCCGTGGAATCCACCAAGGTCAAGTGCACGGCTCAATGCCACGCCAGCCTCATCAGCAAGCATGGTAAGGATACCGAGCTGGTAATCCTCGTCAGCGAACCGAACTTCTTCGTTGAACCGCATGGTGACCTGGAACTTTTTCGGAGTCGCAACACGCGACCCGAACGTTGCCCCGGTCAGACCCTTCTGTCCACCTTCGCCGACAAGCTCGGCACGGGGGCGACCGGTGAGGGTCATGTGGGTAACGTCACCGAACTGCTGCGGCTGCGACCCGGCAAGGGTTGCAATCGCTGAACCGGTGGTCGCTTTGCTGAACATGCCTTCAGCAATGTTGCGGGGCAGAACAAGCCCGGCAGTTGTAATGAGTGCCATGATTTTCTTCCTTTACGGTTAGTCGCCGCGCCCAAAAAGGCTTTTGACGAACTCTGTTGAGTCGCTGACCTGTTTGGTGGGCGAGATTCCTTCGCGGGGTGCGGTTAGCCGAGTGGCAACCTGTTCACCCCTAAACGCAATGAGCGCATCCGCTGACTTCTCAAGCTCTTCCTGCGTACTGCCCGAAAGCAGTTCAACGGGAATGCCTTTGGCGGCGGAAACCTCAGCGCGAATGGTGCGCGACTCCAACTCAAGAACACGCTTTTCAGCGGCCTCAGCACGTTCGGTCACCCTCTGCGATTCGGTTTTGTTCGCTTCTTCAATCTCGGTCAGACGCTTTGCTGCGTCTTCGTTTGCCTTCGCAGATGCCAGGCTGTCTTTTGCCCTGGACTCCCACTTGCGGGCTTCGGCTTTCCAGTCCGTTTCCTTTTCGGCTTCGGGCTGTACTGCGTTTGCCTCTGACGGCTGATCGGTTGCGATTACGTCACTCATGTTTTCTCCCATGCGGGTTTCCCTTAGCCATGCGGCGTCGGTGGATTTATCGGAATGCCCCATGCGGGGCGATGAACCCACCGAGAACGGCGGGAAATCTTTTAGTCGGTGGGAATGTCCCGGCCAACACCACTGCCGAGCTGAAACAACCGTTCAAACTCTTTCGGGTCATAACCATCAGGCAAGTCACCCCGGCTACGAACCGGGGTCGGCACGCAATCACAATCCCCGTGATACGTGTTCCCCTCAGCACCAGCAGACGCCGCCGAACCAAAGACGGCACCACGAGAGGCGAGCATCACGCAAAACTTGCATGTGCTAGCGCCAGTTGGAACGCGGGCATAACCGGTGCGCACTGGATCGCGGAAGGTTGAGTTGGCGATCGTGTCCCGCCCAGCCTGCAAGACAAGCCGTTGCGCAACATTGCTCAAGTTCGCCAACACTTGCCCTGCGTCCGGTTCTGTTTGAAACAGCGGGCCAAGCGCCCAACGCGCGCCAGCGGAAGCAATTTCAGGATCAGTTGGCGCGGCAATGATCGCGCGAAACGCACTGGCAGACGCTGGCACATCCCGCAGTGAGTCGTAAAAGTCTGCACCGAGAATCGCCGCCGTATCGGAATACACGCTCATCAGCTCGGGGAAGAAATCAAGCAACGCCGCTTTGACCAGCAGCGGGTTGCCGTCAACGTTCAACGCCGCCCAAAACAGGTTTAAGTCCGTTCGAGCCAACTGCACCAGTTGCTGATTTGCCGTCCTAAACTGCGTTACTTGGAGTGACGTTGCCACCCGTGACTCCCGACGCCGCACGAAGGCCCGCAGCGGCCTCCACAAGCGCTGTCAGCCGGTTAGGTGCCGCATTACGGCGACGCTCCGCCTGAAAGCGCACGATCTGCTCACGCGTCAACCCGGCATACTCCATACCAACCTCAGACGTACCAAAACCTTCAATACTTGCCGACAGTTTGGTGAACGCATCAGCACGCGCCGACGGGGACACAATTGACGGGTCCGTGAACTGTGCCGACAGCGACCGCATTTCCTGCGGCACCACATCAAACCCGTCACGGAGCATCACGGCAAACTGCATTGCCTGCACAGCACCATGACCCCACAAAGTATTTGCATCCCGTGTGGTCGTGATCAATGTTTCCTTCGCCGCAAAAATGGCGTCTGCTGATGACGGGTTAGACGAATCCGCCATCTTCACCTCAAGGTCTTGCTCATCGGCAAACAGTTGCGACCACATGCGCAACTGATCCGTGTGAGGTTGCGGTGATGCACCAGTGAAACGGTGCAAGTCCGGCTTGTCCTCACCATCCTCAATATCAATGGCTTTGATGCGCCCCATGATGGCGGTCCACTTGTCGTCCCCAATGAATGAAGACACGTCGGCACCAAACAGGTAATACTCTGGGGCGGAATAAAACTCAGCCGAAACTTCTGACCGAACGATTGTTCGAAGTGCTGCGTCCGCGTAATACATGGCCGCAGGGGTAATCCGCGAATGACCTAGTGGGCGTCGCAACTCATATTTGTGCACAAGTGGGGCAACACTGACAACACCCAACGGGTTCACGCGGGCATCAACCGTCCACACGCGGCCCGTCTTCACCATGACGTAAACCAGTTCAGGCGTATACATCACCATTTCGATGGGGTCGCCAGAATCATGCACGTCAATGATTGACAGGAACCCACGCAAAGCACGTTTGCGGCGATCCCAAATGGCGGCAGAGTCCTCAGCTGCTCGCGCCAAAACAAGCACGTCAGGTTCACCCGACTGCACATCCCCCTGCGTCACGGTCAAAAAAGAGCAACCGTGCACAGCCGACGAAATTTCGGCAGCAGGAAACTCCACCTGAAAACGGTTGTCGTGCATAATCGACGTCAGCTCAAACGGATCTTCCGAACCTGTAGCCGACACGAAACCCTCAAACCGTGAACGATCCGTGACCGCGTGCACACCCTTCGCAATCCACCCCAACGATGCGCGAATGGAACGCATCTGCGGCGGCAACGAAATCCCAAAATCCTTCAACGCCGCCT